CGACTATCCACCAACTCTAGCACGTCAAGTTGTGAATACCACCCACTCACCATGTCAACCCACTCACCACTCACCACTCACCAGTACCAACCTACCTAATACCAGTACCAAGCTATCACCATGAAAAAAGACTTGCAAAAAAGTGCAAGTCATTTATCTATATAACACCAATTCACCAAACAAAACAAGTAAACAATAAAAAAGAATAATATATAGAAAAATATAAGAATATATGAAAAGAAACACAAATGATAAAATGACATTTTAAATTTTTATGTGAATTGATGTTATTAGCTCATGTAACGTAACATATTATCTCTAAATGTATTTTTTATTTTTTGACTTTCAAAATATAATTTACCAACCTTATAATAGTTGAATATATTTTTTATATATGGATTAGTTCTAGATTTTACCAACATAGTATTTTCGTTATGGTCAAAATCAGTTAATGCAAATATAATATTACAATTAGGTTCAATATTTTCACTAATAAACATATTATAGTCTTTAAAATCACGCCATATTCCATACTTTTTGCCATCTAGTATAAGAGTAAAGTAATATCTCACATTTTTAGTTTTTTTACCTATAAATGATTTACTATCACTTAAAAACTCATTATCAATAGCATATTTGCCATATCTAGTATTATCAATTAATTTACCAAAACGAGTAGACTTTTTAACTTCTCTATACTTTTCATTTTTAATATAGCATACTAGAATTAAACCATCTTTAAAAGTTTTTATATTTGTATTGTATGGTAAATTTAAATCAAAATAATTAAATATTGGTGAAGTAATTGTAATAGCATTTCCAAGTAGGAAAACTCTTAAATTATCTCTTAATCTTCCTATTGTTTCTATTACATCTAGTAAAGCTTCTACTTCATTATTTAGGTATCTTTGATTACTGCCCTCTTTAAGTTGAAATTCATCATAACATATTAAGTCTACATCTTCAAAACTTACCGATTTAACACTATCACTAGCACTTAAGGGAAATGCGTATCCGCACACTTCATCATTAATATATAGTTTAATTATCTTTTTAGATTTTTTGATATTAAATTTGTCATTTGGAAATATTTTTCTTACTTGTTCAAAAAATTTCATATCTTCACTATTTCCAACGCTTTCTTTTAAATCACTATCATATCTTCTTAAATATACAAATTGATGTTTAGTTTTCTTGAAGTGTTTAATAGCGTATTCTTTAAAGCCAAATGTCTTTCCCACTCCTCTTTCACCAATTATTACATTAATAAGTGAATTATAAGATAATACTTTTTGATAACTAAACCATAAATCATTATTCATAGTATCACCATACTTTTAGTGAGTTTAGAGTATGTAAAAGCACTATACCACTAGAAATATTGTTTTATAAGCTCTTCGCTTTGGTAACATAAAACAACATACTTTTACTTAAATACTCTAAATCACAATAAGAAAAAACTTGTAATAATTTATGTAAAATCATTACAAGTTAATTATAACATTTTTATATTGTAGTGTCTAGTACGTATACTTCACCACTTGTACTAGGAGTTATATCGGTTTTAGTTAGACCCTGTATTAATCCTGTTGTTTTTTCTACTACAATGCCATCACCAGTAACACTATTTACTTTATTATCAATTATTTTATAAATACCTATACTATCAATATAACTTATTAAGATATTTTGATTTAATTTGATAGCGTTGTATTGTCTATAATAACGTGGGGCGCTAGGAGTTTCGGGTATTGATGTTTCACTTATTGCTATTTCATCACCAAGTACTAACTCATTATTAATTAAACTTATAACTCTAGTATAAACAGCACCATTTGTTGCCTTTTTATACAATAATAAATTTTCAGTATCAATATTACTACAAGTAACATAGTTGTTTATAAATATTGATGATGTATCTTCTAATAAAACACCACTTTGAATAACATTTACATTGTTGTTATTTAATAATAATTCTTTATATTCTAATTTACTAAAATCATCAGTTGTACTATAAATTATAAAGTAACGTCCTCTTCTTTCAATTAATTTAGCAAAATAGACTCTAGGTTGAATTATTTCGTTTAGTGTTTCACTTAAAGTTGTTCCATCAGTTGTAATAGCACTTATATATGTATAGTGAGTTCTATAATTAGTTCTAATTTCATACATATAATTATCTTTTTTAAGAGTATTATTTCCAACATATAAATCACAGCCATCACTACTTAGCATATATTTACTTGTAACTTGATAAGTTGATTTATCTATTTTAAAGCATACATGAAAATTACCAGTAACACTATCAGCTTGTACGCTACTTGTTATAACATAATAATAATCATTATCTTCAATTACATTTATATCTTTATTACATTTACCATTAATAGATTGAGTTGATGATGAAACAAGTGTTATATTATCATTTTCAATGCTATAAATTCTTATATTTGTAGGATTTATATCCCAGCAAAAAGCAATATGATTATTATCTAACTTTACACATAAAGGTTGCATATAATTACTAACAGCATAAGATGTTGATTCTAATTTGTTTATAAATCTTATATTATTATCATTTATTTCAACTAAATTAATAGATAAATAATTTGAATTAAATAAACCAATTATTACAGCTCTATTATCACTCATTTTTATTATATTTTGAAAATACACAAAATTTGATGAATTAATTAAACTTCTTAAACTAGATGAAGTTATTAAACTTTTAAATTTAACAAAAGTACCACTAGGTATATTTTCATTATAACTTTTATAATTTTCTATTCTACCATTTTGAATAGTAATTCCAGTAGATATATTATCTATGTAATTAGGGTATGTATCTAATAAAGCGTTTGTAGGTACTTCTACGCCTTTATTTTCAATAGACTCTTTAATACTTGCTTTAGCATTTTGTAATCTTTGTATTTGTGAAGCTATACTCATACTATATACCTCCTAATAAACTTTCTACATCACCAATAATATCATATACACATTTAGCACTAGGATATTCATTATCAGTACTTGCACTTGATAAAGAAGTTACTTTATTAGATTTTAATTCATAATTAGTTAAGGTATTATTTAAACTTGAATTAGTTACATAATTAGATAAAGTACTATTTAAACTTGAAGTAGTTACATAATTAGATAAATCAATATAACCCTCTATTGGTCTAAATACATAATAACCAATTTGTATATATCCATCAGTAGCAAGTTTATTTTTTATTTCAGTATCATTTGAATAATAGTAGATACTTGGAGTGTTTTTAATTTCAGCAATATATAAATCATAACAATTTAATGTATTTATGTATATATTTTGTCCAACATTTAAAACATCTTTTTCTAAAGTATTAAATTCATATATTAAATCTTGATAATTATTATAAGTCATGGATAAATTTACACTATTAATAAGTTCATCTAAATTTTTTGAAAACCATAATAATTGTTCTTCATAACTTAAACTTTCTAAATAAGTAGCTGGTATACCACCAATACCATAAATAAATTTATTAAATTTTTTATTTAATTTATACATATTATCACCTCTATTTTCATTTTACCATAAACCAAAAAATAAGTCATTTAGTTCTTTAAGTATCATTTCATCTATATTTATAATAGTTTTTCTATATTCTAATAAAAGTTCTTGTTTACTTCTATTATTACCACTATTAGATTTAGTTAATGTTTCAGTAGTGTTATTAGTTCCATTAGTACTAGATGTTGATGTATCAGTAATACTTGAGGTATTAGTGTTTTCATTAGCACTAGTATTAGTTGCATACTCACCATTTAAAATATTAGTTTTACTAATTTGTCCTTGAGGAGTATTTGAATTTACTAATAAACCACTTCCACTATTTGTATTTGATGAAGTAGAATTAGAAGTTAAACTATTAGTATTTGTATTATTAATAGTTCTACTTTCACTAGCATTTACATTTATATCTTCAAGTGGATTATAACTTATACTATTTGTATAAATAAGTGGTAAATATTTATCCATAATATTACTCATTTTTACTTTAGCTTTTAATTCAAATAGTGCTGGAGTTTCAAAAGCTATCTCTCTAGTGTAGAAGTTATCTACTATCTTTTTTGCTAATTTATCTTTACTCCATACATTAGCATTACTAATAGTTGCTATTTGTTCGGTTGTTAAATAATCACTTAATTCATAATCTTTAAACCAACTTTCAACTTCACTTCTGCTATATAAATCTATAATTTTACGTAATTCAATAGTATATTTAGCCATTTTGCACCTCACCCTTTATTAAATCAGTTGTAGTAGATAATTCTTTTTTAATAGTGTTATATAAATCACTTCTTACCCTTACACTAATTTCTTTATCAGTTCCAGTTAAGCCAAAAAGTTCATTAAATTTTTTACAAGCTTCTTGTCTAGGAATTAGAAAACTTTGTAAATTCATATTTATTAGTTCATTATTTGAATTAGCTTCATCACTTACTAGTCTTTCTTTTTTCTCTAGCATTAAATTATTAATACCTAGAAAAGTCAAAAGTTCGTTCCATATCTCTTTTTTATACTCCATTACTTTATCAGCTATAAATGGTACTTTAGTATCAATAGATTTAATAGCGTTAATATTTAGATTATCACTATCACCATATATAACTGGTCTATTACCCTCATATTGAGAATACATATTTTCTAGTGTTAATCTTTGATTTTCATTACATAATATAAGTACTGGAGTTTTTTGATTTTGTATATTAATGTACGCTGTTAAATCAGCATTAGTTAATTTTTTAGCAAATAATTCACAAGTTGATAGAGTTGGTATTCTTTCATAATTATTCATTACTAATATAGCTTCTTTATTAATTTGTTTTTCATCACCATTTAAACCAACGTATAATCTTCTTGTTGTATGGTAATCATAAGAATAGCAAGTTAAATCAGTAGGTAAACCATAGATATTAATTCTACCATCACTAGTACATTTAGTATTAATAAACCCATATTTATCATCATATAATAAACTAGCTTGTCCTAAATAGAATAAACACTCTTCTAGATATCTAGAGTTCATACTAGATGGTAAATTAATCCACTCAAACATAGATAAACATATCTTTTTAATACGTTCTATATAGTCTACATATTGAAGCTCATTTAAATATAAACTACTTAAGAAGTCTACACTATTAGATTTTATTTTTTTATTTTTCTTACTCATTATATCACCTCACTTATATTATAGCATTATTTTGTGAATAATCTAAAAATGTACTAGGATTATGCCATAATGTAACACCCTTATCAAACATATTTTTAATTTCTTGTAAATCTTTTTGAGGTATATTACCCTCTACATTAGCGTTAATAGTTTTAACATAATTCCAGTTTCTTCTTCCAGTTAAATTAGGTAATTTTACTCTATTAGTCTTATATCCAAACATAGAGAAGTAATTATCAATTACTCTAGCGTATTCATTTTTAATTGATTTATGATAAAATGTAATACCTAGTCTTTTCATAGAAAATAATATATCACTAGAATTAATATTGCCCTCTATTTGATTAGGAATAGCCCTATGATTATATTTTTCAATTACACTATCACTTACAGCTTCAATACCACTTGCTATTAATCCACCACCTAAAAGAGGTTGCCCTAAAGCAAGTGAGCCAATACCACCTATTATTTTAGCTTCACCAATTAAATTATTAATTCCCATGTTTACAGCATTTTGTCTTAACCATACATTGTAGCTATCTTTAGTCCAACTTCCTATTGGGAATTTACCACAATTTAATCCCTCATCTATATTTAATGAAACGCCTTTATAATCTTTTGGTATATATTTTATACTACAACCCTGTGATAAAGAACCATATATATCAAAATTACATAAACCTACTGGACTTTCATTAAAGTATAAAAAATCTTCATAATTATAAACAACATCAGTACCAGTTCCATTACTTGCTACTAAACATCTATAAGGATAAGTTAGAAGCTTATTATTTACTGGAGTATAATTGTTACCTATTACACTAGGTACATTTATGTTTACAATATTCATTAATTTAGCACTTGTAGATGTTGATACATAAGCGTATTCACCTTGAGTATTAGGTATAGTTAGCCATGTAATACTACTTTGTACTAATTCAGCTGGTATCATAAAAAATGATATTATATCATCAACGCTTACATAAGTTGTATTAGTATAATGATAAATTAAACTATCTACGCTATTTAAATCTTTTAAAATAAGATATGTTAGTCCACTTATAATGCCATTATAATTACCTACTGAATTTATAGCACCCTCTGGAATTAATCCATTTTTAGCAATTGCGCAACATATATAAGAATTATTACCTATATTGCTTGTAGTAGGTTCACTTACATTTATATACTCACCAAGTTCTACATTTTCCGGAATTGTATTAGCACCAATAGTATCATTATTAGTATGTTCTCTTTCTACAAAACTTCTTTTAAAATTACACTCAAAAAGCCATGTTTGGTAAACATCAGTTTTAATTGTTACATAACTTACATTATTTCCTTGATATGAAATATCAGTAATAAAAGCATAAAACCATTTATCATCATATTGATTATTTTGGTACATACAATAATTATATTCTTGTAAAGTGTCGGCGTCCTCATTAATTGCCATGTAGTTATCTTTTCTTTGATAAGTACAACTATCAAATTCTAATTTTGGTAAACTATTAAAATAATTATATTGCGCTGTTCTACTTCCAAATGTTATTTGATTTTTTTCATCTAAACAAATAGGTACTTTTAATAACTTAATATTTGTTTGAGGAGTTATTACCATATATTAATCACTTCCTTTATTATATTAAAATAGAGTGAGTGATTTACTCACTCACTCTTGTTTTTGAGGTTATTATTCAGTTACACTTATAGTTTTTTCAGCTTCTACATCACCACTTGAAATTGTGATTGTAGCTGTACCTTCAGCAACGCCAGTAATAGTTATTACTTTACCTTCTATTGAAGCTGTTGCAACATCAGTATCACTTGATTCAATAGTAATAGTTGCTGTTGCTTGTGCTGGAGTTGTAATAACATTATCAGTTAATGTTCCACTTACAGCAACACTTCCAGTATTTCCACCTTCAAAAGCTAAAGCAGTAGGATTTACAACTGGATTTTCAGTAACGAAAAGTACACCATTAGCAAATAAACTAAATCTATACATCTTAATTAAATTTAAGTAGTATTGAGTAGTTCTATTGTTTGGATTATAGAAGCTTTCCATAAACATATCTTGTCTACGAATTTTAAACCATGATTTATCAAATAAACCACCAATTATATTACTTCCATCAAATACTTTTACGCCCTCATCATCATATACATCAAAATTATCTACTAGTAATACGTTGTTTGCTAGGAAATCAGCTTTATTCATATTAAATGCACTTGCTAGTACTTCAACATCAGTTAATGCTCTTACATCATTACGAATTAATAAAACAACATCTTCCGGATTAGTCCAAGTAGTTACTGGTCTACCTTCACCACCTACTTTACTCCAAGCATTGTATAAAGTACTAGGTAATTGGAAATTTAAAAATAATTCTCTTACTTTTTGAATAAATGCTTTTCCAGTAGTTTCATCAGTTACTGGAGTAACAAGTTCAGTAATTACCATATTGTTACTATATGCACTAGATACTAATTGTTTAGTAAATCTCCACTCATCAATAAATGCTCCATTATATAGTGAATTAGATAATTCATCAATAAATGTTTCTAAATCTTCCCAGCTTCTAAATGCTTTCTTAAGCTGTTGTCTAGTATATGTTACACAATATTGTAAATCCATATTTAATGTTAAGTATTCTACTTTTACATCAGCTTCATATTTAACAAGTAAACCAGCAAAATCATTTACGTTAAATTGTCTACCTTTAGCTGGATTTACATATACGTTTTCACCACCATATCCTAGAGGTAATCTATCACCCTCTAAAACTACAAGTGGATTTCTAAATGCTTTTAATTCAAATTGAGTATAAACTAATTTGTTTATTAATTGATTTTGAAATTCATTATATACTACTGGATAATTCATAATAGGATTAGCAAAAGTAGATATATCAGTATTTTCATCAATTATAGGTACGTATCTATGATAAATTTCACTAGATATTTCTCTAATAGCATTTAAACTAGTCTTTAAACTTTCGTTCATTTTTTCCTCTTCCTTTCTTATTTTTTAAATTTGCCTTTACTATCAAATAAAGATTTAAAATTGAAATTACTATAATCAGTTTCTTCCTCTTTTTCCTCTTTCTTTTTAGTATCAGACATTGGTATTTGTTGCAATAAATTACCATTTGCTATTACTAATTTCTCTTTGTCATCTTTCAACTTTGTGATTTCATCTTCTTTTGAAAGTAGTTTACTATGTATTTGCGTGTTCTTATTTATCAATGTACCTAAATCATCAGCTATTAAAGCCACGTTTTCATCACCAAGTTTAGATTTAATAGAATTAGTGATAGCTTCTAGTTCTTCATTTTCCACATTATCACCACCTTACATATAACATATTTTACATTATTTGTCAATTTGTTTTACACTTTCTTTACTAAACCAACCGGTTACATCATTAGGATTATGTATTAAACCTTTATTAAATTGATTTAGTGCATAAGGATATTTTCTTGAAGTTGCTATTGAAATAACTTTCATTACTTGATTTATATATGTTCTAGTTTTAGCACCAGTTCCAAAAGAAGTAGCATAACCAAAACCACATACAATAACACTATCACCTACTTTAATTTCTTCTTTAGGTTTATTTTCACTTATAGGTTTACTTTCATTATTAGGTTTATTTACTGGGAATTTATAAGAATTATAATCAATATTACCTCTTTTCATAATAGGTAATTTATAATCTTTATATGGGAAAAAATCAAAATGTAAATGTATTCCAGTAGCTTTTCCACTTTTACCAGTTTTACCAAGTATAGTATTAGTATTTACTATTTCACCTTTTTTAACATTAATACTAGATAAATGATAATAAAGTCCTACCATTTTAATAGAAGTAAATAAAACATATACAAATTTAGCACCAGTTATATCAGTTCCACAACTTAATACTTTACCATTTAATACTGGATAAACTGGTATTTCAAGTCCATTAGTTCCATAATCTACTCCCTCATGAAGTCCACTTTTACTTATTATATTTCCTTTTTTATCTTTTATTACGTTTCTATATCCAAATGGTGAAGTTATATAAATTCCAGATGTTTTATGAAACAATTTATAAGCATTTTCTTTATTTAATGTAGTCATTATTCATCTTCCTTTATCTCTTTTACTTTTACTTGATTTTCTAAATTATTTAATCTTTTTGTTACACTATCCAAATTTAATTCAATAGCCACTAGTGTTTGCTGTATTTTATTTAATACATCAGTATTATCTTTTAAAGTTGTATTTATAAAGTAAATCATAAAAGCAACACATACAACCCCTATACCATTATTGAAAATTAGATTTATAATATCTTCCATAACATAACTCCTTTCTAAACTAATTATAACACACTAAAAATTTTTATATCCTTATTATTAAATTTTCTTTTATTTTTAGTTGTTAATTTAGTTATTGAGTTAGTTTTCATATTATAAATTAAAATCTCTTCTTTACCATTATAAGAGAGTAAATCAAAATTTTTACTCTCTTTATAATGATTTTCTAAATACTCTAATTTAACACTTTTCATTTTACCTCTTCTTTAATCCTAAAGTACGTTAATAAATCCATTAAATCTTGAAACATATCAAAATCAATAACATCATCATTTACGCATTTAGTAGCAAAACTTAAAGTGTTTTTATAATTAATACATTTTTCTTTTTTAAGTTTCTTAAATTCTCTTTTACTTAATTTATCCATTTATTACTCCTTTATAGTAAAGTCAGTATCTATTAATACTACTCCACCCTTAACTTGCTTATAACCTAATTTATGTTCTTTGTCAGTTTCATCAGCTCTTAAAGTAAAGCCCTCTTTGAAGTTATCAAAATTTACGTATTTTCTACCTAAATCTTTAGATAGTCCAGCAATAGTACACCTTAAAGCATAACACCCTTTATCATCTTTAAAATAACTATCTTTAAACTCACTTTTAATACCCTCTCTATATTCCTCTTCACTTATAATAACATCTTGTATATAACATTTTTGCCTTATGTATTTTCCTCTTCTTGCTTTCTCTTCAATTTTAAATGCGCCTAATTTATAGTCATCAACTTCAACTATGTTTTTAAGTTCATCATCACTTAAATTTGTTACATGGATACTATCAGTATCACTATAAATATATTTATCTTCACCATAAGTATTAAGTGAATATTCTTTTATCTTTTGTGAAGCTCTTATAGTTATGTTTCTTGCGTACGCTGTTACAAAAGTTCCTACTGGGATATATAAACCTTTAGACTCTTCTAAATCACTTAATCTATAATGTAATATATCATCTTCTAAATAAGGTATTTTAACTCTTACATTTGGATTTTTAGCAAATTTACCATATAAACTATTAAGCATTAATTTACTAATTATATAAAGAGAATAATTTTTCTCTTTTTTAGCGTTTATTTTATCATTAGTCCATTTTTCAACGTATCTTGTAAATAAACCATATTGTCCTTTAAACTTCCAACCAGCATGATAAGTTATATCTTTTACATCATACATTTCAAAAAATAAATCTAAATCAATATTAGTTAAGGTTAAGGTAATTAAATCACCTTTACTAGAAGTTATATATTCATTTGGTAAAAATTTTAAATTATTCTTAAGTTGTATAGTTGGTATTTTATCTTTTTTAAGCTCAAAAGAACACGTTAGCATTTGTATATAAAGTGGATACAATGTTGACTTTTTATATTCACCCTCAAAAAAGATAGGTTTACCAAATGGTAATAACTTTGAGTGTAATACGTGAGGATACAAGCTATTTACATCTAAAACAGTTTCATTATATACAATTTTATTTTTATAAATTGGATTTAAATATGTAAATCCACCTTTATATGATTTTCTTATATCAGCATCTATACCATTAGGTATATTAGGATAGTATCTATTAAAATTCTTTACCATACTTCTATAATTTTTTAAAGCATTTGAGCCAATAGTCATTTTAGTTAAATCATTTTTAAACATACTTTCTAAAGCCATAGCAACAATAGTAACATCATTTTTAATATATTCTATCTCTTTTTTAGTGAGTTTATGATTTACACTTCTATTCTTTTTATAGTCAATTTCAAGTTTAGATATAGGTAAATGAAAATCATTAGCAATTTTTTTAACACTAAATGGTAATAGTTTTAAACTATCATAAAAAACTACTTTATTAATCTTTTTACCTACTTCAAAATAAACTTCTATTGAGTAATATACTCCCATACTACTTATTAATGTTGTAAATGTTTTATCAGCTTTTTCTTTACTTGATTTAATCCAAGTATAACCATTTGTAAATAAATAATTAAGTATAAAGCAACCATCAAATTTTAGATTATGAAAATAAATTACATAATTTTCTTTAGGATTAGCGCACCATTTAATAAAATCATCAATATTATTTCCATAAATAAAATTATCAGTATTACCAATTTCACATATAGCATAAGCCCATACTCTAGTACTATCTTTATTTACAAGTGTTTCAAAATCAGCTGTAAACTTTCTACATTTCTTCATAAGTAGATATTATATCATCTAAATTTTCGTACAACTCATTAAATTCAGCATTAATTAAATTAAGATTTCCAATATTAAGTCCAGCTCTTCTATGTATATTATTATACCAATCTCTTAAAGATTTAAAAGCTTCTTCACTTCTTAACATTGTAGCAATTTGTCTATCAGTTAATCTATCATAGATTTTATCTTTCATTTCATTTATTTTAGCTTTATCAAAACCAGTAGCAAATCCTAAATTAAAAGTCATTTCATTAAAATAAGCACTCATAAAGTTTCTATCTCTTAAATTATAATCTATAAATGAAGTTTCAGTTAAATATTTAGTATAACTATTTAAATCACTAGGATTTATGTTAGTTATATTCCTATTTAATTTATTTAATCTAGCTTCTAGGTTTCTTATACTTTCATCACCCATATTTGCTAGGTTATAATTAGATTTAACTCCATATTCAGTAGGTATAGTATTTTTAAGTACGTTTAATCTTCTAGTTGTTTTCATTTTTGCAATTCTTTGATTTTTACGTGCCAAATCATAACTATATCTACTTATTTTAGCACCACTATCTAAAGTGATAGTCTTTTCAGCACCACGTACATTATACGCTTTTAAAGATTTTAATACTCTTTCTAAATCTCTTCTATTATTTACTAATTCTTTAATCTCTTTAAAACTAGTTTTATTAGGAGTTACATATTCACCTAGTTTTTCTAGTCTTTTAATTTTATTATTGTATTTATCTATTGTATCAAATACTTCATCACTTAATTTACCAGTCCATCTAATTGCCATCTTCATCACCATAATTAAAAGAAAGAGGATTTAATAACTTATCTTTATATGTTATATAAAATCCCCTTTTCTCAACCTTTTTATAAAATATTATTGTTAAATATTCCCTAAAATCCCCTTTTAACTGGTATTTAGAATTTATTTTAGAGTTTTCTACTTCTACAAATTCGTTAAGTCCAGTAATAAATTTATTTTTATATAATTCACTAGAGAATTTAAATTCATAATCACCTATTTTATATTTAAAATCACTCTCTTGTAAATTATAAAATACACCACCTCTAGTTTTCATCTTTAAAATAAACTCTTAAGTATGGTAATTTTTCGTTTTTAATATCCCCATAAAAACCTATTACATTTTCTTTTTCATCAGTATATCCAGATAAATAAGTGTTTTTCTTTAAGCTTTCAGTTTTCCATAAAGTTATAATTTCCTTATCACTTTCACCATTTTCTTTAAGTGAGAAAATTCTTACTTTAGGTTGTTTTTCATTAGATGTTTCATTAAAAAATCCAATTACTTTATTATTGTTTAAATCGTGTCCCTTTAAATATTGTACTCCAGTTTTACTTGTATGTATCCATAGAACGCAAGCTTCTTGCAAATCAAATTCCTTTTTAGTTTCTTTCTTTTTTCCTCTCATAATTAATCCTCCATATTTTTTAATTCATCTTTTATATATTTTAAAGCTTCTTTTGCTAAATCTTTACTATCCATTTTAGAAAGTCTTAAACTTTCATTTAACATCTTTTCACTAAAAACATTATTATCTAAACAATGCTTTACTAAAAGTGTTAAATAAGTTAATATAGATGAAGATTTACCACAAACACCTATACCATTTTCACTTGATATGATATAACCCTCACTATCAGTTAAAAGTCTTTTTACATCTTCTTCATTTTTTATCATTTTCATATACTCCTTTACTTATTATAATTTTCAGCACTTCTATTAAATAGTTCTATTATAGTAGAAGTTGCTATTTTTTCATTATCACTAGGATTTTTATCTTTTATCTTCCTAGTTAAACTAATTTTACCAGCTTCTTTTTCCTCTAAAGTAAATTCTATTTTTACCATATATTACTCCTTCCTAGTACTTTATAAGCACCATAGAATAGATATAATGCAGTTAAAACTTACGTTTACCTACTGTTATCATTTATCTACTCTATGCTACCTATAAGGTAACTATATTTATTCCCATACAAAATCAACTTCAAAACCTAAACCACTTAAAATAATATCATAAAATTCTTTATCTTTTTCATCTATTATTTTAGCTTCTTCATTTTTAGAAGTAAATTTAATAGATATTTCACTATCAAAATTATCAAAACTTAAATAAGATAAATATAATTTTTTATATTTAATTTTCATCTTTACCAACTCCTTTGTATATTCTTTTTCTAGTTTCACACAACATTTTATATAATTCTTGTTTACTCATATTACATAAAATATAATCACTATCTTCTTTATAAGGATAATCCTTTATAATAATTATTTTATCAATTATTTTC